ACCTCTGCGAACCGACTAACCGTAACGGTTCGCATGAATTTTCGAACGGTTAGCATAAAATCGACCTTCATCTGGGTCGTCAACAAATTCTCAAATTTATAATTTTTAGGTGGTAGCATGACACCAAGAGACGAAAAATGCAAGGAACAATTTGCTGTGTGTGAGAAACGTTTTGTGAGTAAGCTCTGGCTCTATGCTCGTGCAGTATTTTTGGTAGGTGGTATTCTGGGTCTGACATGGGGAGCTAGTTCTTGGCAAACCAAGACAGAAATGAGAGTCGGCACAGTCGAGGCTATAGGCATTGAAAACCGAATGGAGCTCAGAGAACTACGTTCAGATGTTAATGACCTAAAACGAATGAACAGTAAACTTGACACAATCGTCAAACTTTTAAAGGAGTGACTTATGGATATACTAAACAGCATTCTTGATTTTGGTAAAGAGAATGTGGTCTGGGGTTTAGTTGGAACCCTGGGCCTTTTCTTTATTAAAAGAGTTAGGACGGGCACAAGGAATCTGGGTCGTCTTGCCTCAGCGGCACTGAGGAAGAAAAACAAGAAGCTGGAAGAACTCGTTGAGGCTGGGGCAGACAAAGTTGTTGAGGCAGCTCAAGAGTTTCGAGATGGCATGAAAGAAGATAACAAATGACAGAGATTAAAGTCGGGGAGGCTTACACAACTCATACTCATTTGTTGGCAATTGGTGGCTTCAAGGATGACAAAGAACTTAAACTATTCTGTTTAAGAAATAATATTGAACGTGATCCTAGAGGTTATCCAATTTATCGCATTATGTCTTGTCTCAATGAAGCAAGACGGATGAAACAAAAAGATCTGGATCTGTCTGAGGAACTCTTAAGAGAGAAGGTCAGGAAGGAGAAAGTTGCTACTGATATAAAACTTAAGATCTATATCGAGAGAACTAAGGCCATTGAACGAATTAGGACGACCTGCCAAGCAGTCGCCAATAAAATTAGATATTCGATCAAGCTAGCGGCTCCACGTATAACTGGTCTTATGTCAGTAGCAGATGTAGAAGCAATTTTAACAGAATCATATAATTCCGCAATCGAACAGTTAGTAACTGAAGCGGATGTGATCCAGTCTTGGGAGGGCTATGGATACACAACTGATATTCAGCCGACAGGAAGCGAAGTGGTTGAAGATACCGAAGAAAGTATCAACAGTGGAAGTAGTCAAGAAGATCAGAGTGTCAACGAAGACAAACCTCTTAGAAAAAATAGATCTTTTCTTGACTCCATACTTAGTGGACCCAATTAGTTGCATTGGGAACTATAAGATAAAATGGCTAGGTGCCATCGGACCGACCCAGAGTGGTAAATCGGTAGTTCTGCAAGCAGCAGTTGCAGACATGGTGGACCAAGATCCTGGCCCAGGGCTGTATGTCCTCCCAGACGAGACAACCGGGAAGAAGCACTTAGATGAGAAAGTAATTTCCATGATCAAGGCTTCTCCTGAGTTGTCTTTATATTGTACTGGTAACAAGCGGGATATGTCATATGAGTCTGTGAGGTTGCAACACATGACGATCTATCCCGCTTGGGCTACCAGCATCGTAACAATGAACTCATTTCCCATGAAGAGAGTCTTTCTTGATGAGGTTCGACTCATGGGTTTAACTATAGGTAATGAGTCAAATGCTATTAAACTAGCATCAGACCGACTAACAACCTATTTTGGTTATGGCATCGGTCAAGGATATATGGTAAGTTCACCCTCTACGGAGGGTGACTTATTACATCAGCAGTTAACTGTTCCCGGCACTTTATACCTATCTTGGCAAGTTCAATGTCAGGAGTGCTTCGAGTACCAAGAACTTGACTTCTTTGTAAATATCATTTTTAATGAGAAAACTAAGAAGCCAGAGTGTAGATGTGCTCATTGTGGGGCAATCTTCAGTGATGTTGATCGTAAGAAAGAAATGAATAGTCACGGCAAATATGCAGTCGTTAAATTTGAGAACGGAATCAGAATGCCGACCCAGATCAGAAAAGATGGTACCTTAGAGGTTCCTTACGAATTAGGCGTTGGTCATAACCGCGTCTTTTTTCATTGGTCTTCAATGGAATCACCATTTCGCTCTTTCGATGATATATGGAAAGAGTTTATACAAACAAAAGATAAGGTTCACGACTATAAGAACTTTTGGCAAGCATGGCTTTCTAGGTTCTGGGTTGAGGATAAATCGAAAGCATCAGTTAAATCTCTTAGTGAACATAAAAAGTCTTATCGACTAGGCCACGTTCCAGATAAAGTAAAAATATTAACAGCTGGGATAGACACGCAGGATAAGGGTTTCTATGTGGTAGTGAGAGGTTTTGGTGAAAACCAGTTTACTTGTGTTGTGGATGCATTCCACATACCTTGTCATATGGCTATAGCTGAGGACACTGAGATAGAACGGCTTTTCAATGAGACTATTTTTAATAGAATATTTGAGAGTGGTTGGAAGGTGTCCATCGCAGCTATAGATACTGGTGGTCATAGAACTAAACAGTTATATAGAGCTTGTACAAAGATGTCACGATTAATATTGTGTAAGGGTGCTACAGAAGCTCAAGTAACACCTATTAACTACAGTAAAGAAGTTGGTATCTACCTTGTTAGAACACCTGAGTATCTTGAAGAGCTTGATCATCGTTCACAGAGCAACGATTATTGGTTACCAGAGAACATAAGTAAAGATTACTTAGTTCAGTGGACTAATAGACGTAAGACTGAGAATCAAAACAAGAAGACAGGTGAGACTCTTATTATTTGGAAGAAGATGGGTCAAGATGACTATCGTTATGCTGATGTCCACTCTCTGTTGTGTCTCGATATACCTACTGACAAATGGGCGAACCTAAGACAGAGACTTAACGACCCAGACTTCATTTCAAATCCATATCTTGAGGAAAAGGCAATGGAGCAAATAGAAAAGTTAGAAACAGTTAAGCCTATAATTGAACAAGAAGTAGACTATTCAATATCAGGTTTCAACTGGTGAAAGGATAAAATATGGCTACTTTCGTATCTTGGGCTGTGGAATACCAGAGAGCTTTAAATGCCTTAGCATCCAGACGCTGGGATGAATATTTTTTATCTTCAGTTGAAAATAGTGAAGAGATGAGAACAACTTACGTTACTCTGAACAATGTTACAGCCTTTATTGAATGGCTCGGAAAGAAAGCTTCTGAGGAATCCCTTGGTGCTCAATCTGGGTCGATATTTATGACCATAGGAGGGTACTGATGGCCAATTTCAAAGCGGCTGAGAGGAATGCTTATAATATTGGTTGGGAAGTGACCAATGAACAAAGTCCAGACTCCACACTATTAAATGATATTGTGACATTACGAGAACGCAGCCATCAACTGATTAGAGATAATCCTGTGGTTGCAGGGTTTCAACAAACATATATCAACAATATTATTTCTTATGGACCTACTATTTATAGTGCGTCTAAGAACAATATTCAACGCAAGCAGATCAATGATTACCTAGCGAAGAGGTTGGATTACTGTGATGTGACAGGATCTAAGTCAATTTACAAGATCCTGGAAGAGTGGGTCTCCTGTGCCTTCGCAGATGGCGATGTTTTGATTAATTTACCAATGGTAAATGGTCAAACAGTTGTTGAAACAGTTGAAGCCTTTAGAATAGATACTCCTTACACTAAGAAAACCGAAAGGGATAATATTCTAGTCCGTCATGGAGTAGAATACTACCCTAACGGTGTTTTAAAAGGGTTCTGGGTAAAGAAACCTGAGACAATTGATAAGTACTACGCTACTGGTAAAGAAGCATATGACTTTTTTCCTGTTTTTAAGGAAGCAAACGGTTTTCGTCGTAGAGTAACAGACTTGTTTAAGGCTCCACTTAATAGTAGGCCACTGGCAAGTCGGCAGTATCCTATAGTGACCCCAGCGATACCTTTTATTAAGTCAATTGATGATTTTAATGAAGCTACTATAATCGGGGCCAGGGTTGCAGCTTGTTTTAGTGCTTTTGTTACTGTGAATAACCCAGCACAGGCACAGAAATCACTTACAACAGATGTTGACCCCCGGGGGACGACCCAGAAGGTCACTAAGATGCAGCCGGGGTCGATCTTTTATCTTAATAAGAATGAAACGATCAATTTCGCTTCTCCAAATAAACCTGGGGATAACTATGATAGTTTTATGCTTAGGTCTTATAAGACCATTTCTATGTGCATGAGAGTTCCATACATCTTAGCTTTTCTTGACACTGATCAAGTTAGCTACTCATCATGGAGGGGAGCTGTACTCGACAGTTTCAAGATGGTTAAGAGGTGGCGTAGAGAATTAGACAAGATCCTTAAATGGGTCGTTTCTACTTTCATCTTAGAAGGGATTGCAAATGGCGAAATTAGAGGAGGCATTAATACAGCAGATCTCAGAGTCAGATGGCCCTCCGTTGGTGTTCTCGACGTGGAAAAAGAGGAAAGAGGTAATCAACTCGCTCTTGAGAATGGTACAAAGTCCATTCAAATGGCTTGCGATGAACAAGGTACTGACTATGAAGAGGTTCGTTCCGAGAGGCTTCAAGAGAGGCTCGACGCAATAGAGGACCAGGCTTTCGAACTTAAGAAGAAGAAGGAACTCTCAGAAAAGTATGGCATTGAATTCCCAGAAGACTCACAAAGTGATTCTGGGTCGTCAGTAAGCGAAGAAGAAGATAAAAAGAAAAGGAGAAAAGACGATGGAAACTGGTAGTCTTTTACTTAGTAAGTTAAGCAATACCGTGTGGTCCATCCGTCCGGAGATGCTTAATACCTTCGAAAATGTATTAAACTTCAAGTTTAATGATATGGAGAAGCTGGCTATAGCTGAGTCAAAATCAAATATCAAGTCAGGCTTGGTAGTTACCGATGGCTCTAAGGCTATTATCTCTATTTCTGGTATGCTCATGGATAACTGTTCTTGGTTAGATTCAATATGTGGTATGGTCTCATATGGGGGTATTGAGCAAGCAGTGTCTGAGTGTACTACTGCTAAAGGTATTGATCATATTATTATGCTTTGGGATAGCCCAGGCGGTATGGCTAGTGGGTGTAGTAGGGCAACAAAGGTTATTCGTGCTGCTAGAGAGCAGAAACGAGTGACCTCTCTAGTTATTGGTCAATGTTGCTCAGCAGCTTACTACTTGGCTAGTGGGGCGGATGAGGTTTATGCGGATGACCCTATCCGCACAGTAGGGCATATCGGTTGTTATATGCTCCACGTGGATCAAAGTGGGAGGGATCAGAAAGAAGGTCTTAAATTTACCTATATTAAAGCAGGTCAGTTTAAGACTGATGGTAATTCTCATGAACCCTTAACTAAGTCTGCTATGGATCATTTGCAGGAGTCAGTCAACACCTGCTATGAGGGTTTTATTAATGACGTTGCAATTAATCGTAATTTATCTGTCGATGCTGTCAGAGCAGTGGCAGAAGGGAAATGGTATGATGCTGTAAAGGCACCCAAAGAAATACTGGATGGCTTTGCAACATTAAATGAAATATTAACTTGGTAGGAGGAAACAATGCTGCCAAAAAGTGCAAAAAGTTGCTCAGTAGAGGATCTGAAAGCTGAGAATAGTTCAGTTTATGATCAGATCTTTGATCTGGGTCGTCAATCAGCGAATGCAGAGATTGCTAAGCTGAAGTCTGAAAATACGATTCGTAAGAATGCGTATAAACTCAATCTCGGTGAGTTTGGTGAGGGTTTGATCTCTGAGGGTCTGTCTGTTGAGGCTGCACTTGAGAGCTTGATTGCAGAGTCACAGAAACAACCTGCACAGCAGGCTGAACAGCCTAAACAGGAGTTGAAAGGTATTCTTGAAGCAACTGCTCCTGCTCACGCTGGTGCGGGCTCTGAGGGGGATACAGTTACCCCTACCAGTATGGATGAGGCCATTGCTCTTGAACTGAGAAATACAAACGGTGATAAGAAACAGGCAGCTAGAAATGCCCGTAAAAATTACCCAAAATTATTCATACCGCAGGACTAATGCGGGAAGGAGAACAACATGTCTTTTAAAGGAACACAGAGAGAGTGTTACAATTATTGGGCGACTTCTGCTTTTGAGAGAAACAGACTCGTGACACTCAATCTCAGTACGGATGTAGCTTCCTTAGCTACCTATGGGTCTAAAGTCCAGGGCGTCACCTCCTCACGTGGCGCTGAGACTACTGATAATGCCAACGGGTATAAGATTAACGTTTACCCTATTGCATCACGTGATCGCACTCTTTTTGTAACTCTTGCAAGCGCAGCTGCAAAGGGCGCTAAACTCTTTCCGATTGCAAACGGTTATGCAGTAACATCAAGTTATACTGCTGGTACAAGAAGCCTAGCAGCAGAACCATCCCCGGGTGCTAATGCAACATACCTGCTCCCCTCTGCTGTAACAGGAGCCAACTGGACGGGTCATGCTAATGCTGTTGCTATCTATACTCATACAGGTACAACTTGGGCTTTTGTCGATGTCAGCTCAACAGCTAACCTCGGCCTCACCGTTTATGTGACTGATGAGAAACGTTACTACACGTGGAATGGTTCAGCATGGGTTAGAGCTTACAGTTTTGGTGTTGCTGATGACTCTGGGTCGTCAGGAGCCGATATTCCTGTTATCAACATTGACACTGAAACAGCAGTTGATGGTCTTGATAGCAATGCCAATATCTTCATGCTTGGCCAGTACTCCGGGACTGCCAGCACCACAACTGTAACCATCCTTGATGCTAGAATAGCAGCAGGGGATAAAGTATTTTGTCAGTTTCAGGGAGGTACTGTCGCTGCTTATGTTGTATCAGCGGTTGCAACCGCTGGAACGCTCACATTAACTCTAAGTGCGGCTTCCGGTGCTAATACTATTATTAGCTATATCGTTATCCGCTCAGCATCATAAGGAGGTCACATGTCAGGTGCACAGAAAAAATTAGGGACTTTGAGACCTGATCTCAAGATCCTTGTTGAAGAACTTCAGTTTGAAGAACTTGGTCTCGTTAACGAACGTATCATGCCAGTTCTCACAGTACAGAAAGAGAGTGGGACTTATCCAGTTCTGCCAAGAGAGGCTGTCGCCAAGGTTCCAGATATCTCTCGTTCTCCCGATGGCTCTTTCAAACGGGGTGAGTGGGAATGGACAGCTGCTTCTTACACAACTGAGATGACTGGTTATGAAGAGCCTCTTGATGTTGTAAGTGCTCTTGTTGATTCAGAGTATCTTGATGAAGAGGAAGTAACTGCACGTCGCGTGCGTCAGGGCCTTCTCCTTGGTAACGAATCAAAGGTAGCAGGAAAGTTGTTCAACTTAACTACTTTCGCTGGTAACGCTATCTCTAACCCAGACAGCAACTATTTTACTTCATCTTCGCCAAGTGATTGTCATCTTGATATCGTCAATGAGTTCGATGACTTCGCTAATGCGACACCGTTTGCAGTAATTGATATCGCTTACAAACAACTTCGTAAAAAGAATTTGCTTGCTAAAAAGCAGTTCAGCCTTGTTGCTTCTGACGATGTTGTAAGTAATATGCTTCGCTGTGATGAAGTAGCTGATGCGGTAAAATATGTTGAACCTCTTGCAACAATGAGTGCTGACCGTAAACGTTCATACCTCGCTGAATATCTCGGTATTAAAGAGGTTGTACCAGTATCTGCTTGGTATGACACAACTGGTTTGGGTAAAGATGCAAACTTCGGTGCCTTTTGGTCAGATGAATTTATTCTTCTGGCTAAGTTGTCAATGGGTCAGGCATCTTTCAAAGAGGGTTGTCTGGGTCGTCAGTTGTCGTGGGCTAAATGGCCATTCCAAGTGGACACCTATTACAAAGATGAAACCATGACTCGTATCTATCGCGCTACACAGTATCGTGGCATGATTTTGAATACAGACTACGGTATGCTTCTTTCCAATGCAACTAAACACTAAAGAAGATGGGCGAAAGCCCATTTTCTTTTGGAGGTAACATGGCAACAGTATCTAAATTACATATAGAGAGTCTCTTAAGAGAAAATGTGATTATGGGTAAGAAGTTAAGACAAGAGGTTCTTAATTCAATGGATGATTATTTCGATGAGGTTCGTAGAGTTGCCTTGGCCAAATATATTATACCAGATAAGTACCCTGGTCAGAAACTAAGAGTTAAAAGAAAGAAACAGCCTGCCGACCCAGTTCGTTTAACAAGTAGGACTGGTGCTCTTAAAAAGATGATTCAAACTGGCACTGGTTCTTGGAAGAAAGGTTCTTCAACACATAGAAGTACCTCCCCAGCTATACAAATTATAAATAAAACAATGAATAAGAATACAACCATAGAGACTTATGAAGGTAAGTTATCTTATAATATAAAAGACCCCGGTGCTATCTCTTCAAAGAGAACAGCACAGGAACTCAGGATGCGCTTTAAACACGAGACGGGTATAAGAGGAAAGAAAAGACCTTTCTTAACCGCAGCAGCTGAGCGCGATGTTACTCTGGGTAAAATTGAAAAGATAGCTAAGAACAGATTAGCTAGAATAGGAATTTTATAATGGCATTTAAAACATTTGCTAGACAGTTGGATACTAGATTACAGGCCTTTTGTGATGTCTATTTTGATCAATTTATCAATGCTCTAGTTAATTACACAAAGCCAGTTATCAAGGTTGATATAGTTAAATGGAAAGGTAATGGGTATATATCCCAAAGAGACCTTGACAAATCCTATTTTCTCTTGATAACTGGCTTTCTTGGTAAGGACAGCATTGCAGATGGTGATACCTCAAACCAATGGACTCTTGAGGATCAGGAGGCTATCTTGGATTTCGGTGAAGCAGTTGTATCAAATGTATACCAGATCCATGATGAGAAACAGTCTGGAACCTTTGTTTGCCCAGGGTTCATGCAACTTGGAGAGTTTCCTGAGGTCTGGGTAAACCTAGAAATAGCCCCGAAATTAATGACTTTCCAATTTCAGTTGGAAGTAAAATTTATACAAAGTGACACGGAGGTGTAAATGGCTGATGTAAAGATATTTAGAAGGCTAGCCCTTCAGCTTCAGGCTGGGTCGTCTTATGAGGACTCTGCTATGTTTCTTATGCCGTTCAATACTAATAGTTTGAACCAGACAGTTGACCCAATTAGAGATGATTCTATCATTGGTGAGGGTTTCAATGATATTCCTCAGTTAGGTCCCACACATCAGGTTGGTTCTATCACTCAGAATCTGGATGTTGTTTCTTGTGCGCCTATATTAGAGGCATGCATGGGTAGTAAAGTAGCGAATGTCTATACATTCGCTAATCATGCTAAGAAGTTAAGCTCTTGCTTCTTAAATAGTGTCTCGGCTAACCAGTACGCTAATTCCTATATTAAGAGAATGAAGATATCTGGGTCTTCCGCTAACCTCATTAAGCTTGATTATGATTTGTTTGGGACTACTCGTGTTATTCGAGCAGCAACCAGTGCATTTCCAGTAGCCCCCACAGCGCCAGGAAACCCATTTACATTCCATGAAATGGGTGGTATTAACGGGTATGTCAGAGTAGGTGACGCAGCAGATGGTCTCACTTCTTCTGATGATATATCCATTGAGGACTTCTCAATTGAATTTAATGGTGGGTTCAATGAGCAGTTCGATAACGTATCTGTACTATCAATGACCCCTGTCTACGGTATGACTCCCTTTCAGGTGTCTGGGTCGTTCCGACTCAGTAGATATGATAATAATCAATGGCTCACCTGGGCAGATGACTTTACACCACTTCAGATGGAGATGAAAATTTATAAGTCAGCAAGTGAAAATATTACAATTCGGATACCCCGTTTTAATATCTCAGCTGAAATAACAGATGATGACCTCCCTAAGATGAATATCACTATGGGAATTGGTCGAAACGGTACCGGTACTTCTTATAAGAATGCTAATATGACATTCACTTCACCAATGCAAATAACTGTTGATAACAGTTAAGGAGTAGCTAATGAATACTAAAGCATTTCAGAGAGCTGCCTTCAGGAATGAGGGTGGTGCTACTGGTTCTAATCAGGCTACTGGTTGGGGTACTACTAATGTTAATAATCTCCCCGGAACTGGTGATGGTATACCATATCTATCTCTGGGTAAGTCTAAAACAATATCCAGTGTCCCTGATAACTCTATAGTATCTGAGGGGTTCGATGATCTACCTAGACAGGTGACCAAGTATGTAGAACAGAGTGTGAGCTATGTTAACAAACTTGATGGCTTTAATCCTCAGTTATACTGGGCTTTTGGATTGTGTGATGAGGTTCTACCTGTTGTATGTTATGTTTGTAGCTCTCCAGTGACAGAGCCTGTGGCTGGTGCTACTTACACTGACTCCTCAGCAAACAGTCTTACTTTCTTAAGGAAGGAAGTCAATGGTTCATATTACACTCTGTATGTGTTTACACAGACAGCAGTAGTATCCAGTCAATCTGGGTCGTTAACCAGAGTCAGTGGTACGGGCAGCGACCTAACCTTCAATGCACACAGTTCTATCCTCTACGAATCCGTTTTTAAAATAGACCCAAGGGAGAGACACTTGGTGGTTCCAGCAGTAACACAGAGAATCTCTACATACCAATCAGGAGATCTAAAGTGCCGCATGGCTACGATAGGTGTTAATATGGATACTAACTCAGACTTCTTATTTATAAATGCAATGTGCAAGAAATTTAATGTAAGTAGTTCGGCTGGAGCATTGTCTGAGTTATCAACGGATTTCTTGGCTAGGGATAGAGAAGTATCAAACTATTCTTCTTCAACTTGGACCTACCCTTCAGCAGTAGATGCTGATAATAACATCCTTCACCACTATTGGTCAGTATATGTAAATAATACTTTAGTAGGTTGTACAAGTTTCAATCTTGGGTTTGAGATACCTTTACAGGTAATCCAAGATACTCTTACTGGGTTGTTTATTGCTGAACCTGTTATGGAGGGTAAATATGTTTTTAACTCTGAGATAGTTCTGAGCAGGTATAGTAGCCTTGCTTGGGAGAATCTATCAGATGCTTGGACTGAGGTCCCAGCTAGGATAGCTGCTTACTCAGGTTATAAACTTCAGGAGTTCTTTATTAATAATGCGATTATTACTAATGCGTCGCCTGATGATGATAATGTTGCGAAGCAGAAACTCAAACTTGAGTTAGGGAC